CTCTTATGAAGCCGCTTAATTTTTAAGGTTTATTATGTTTAATTCTAATGTTCAACCAAAAATCCGCAAGATTGATGTTCCAAAAGAATCCTGGTCTTGTGTTAAGTGTTCTAGTGAGAATCAATATTATATGCGTAAGTGTGGTTCGTGTAACGCGCGGAGGCCACACTAGGAGCGGCTAATGCCCAACTATACTTTTAAGGACGGCGTCACAGTAGACGCGAACGCGCTAAAAGACATCATGCTGACCTTTCCAGAAAAGTTCGGCTGGTTCTTATCTCAAGGATACGCGCCACACTATTACCAATGCTTGTTTCATGCTAATAGTAATAAGGATAATTTAACTCGTTTTAGACACCTGGTCGCTGGTCGCCGCGGAGGGAAAACGCTGAGCGCCGCCTGGGAAGTCTTATTCTACTGCCTCTACCCGGAACAATTCCATAAAGACGCTTATGGGAAGGATAATACGAATCCTCTCTGGGTTTGGGCGACAAGTAAAGATTATAAGGTCTTGCGGCCCGCGCTCCTGACTTTGCGTAAGGTTATTACGGAAGCCGGTTTAGAAATCGGTAAGGATGTAAAGGAAAATAGGGGCGCAATGACCTTTGAGTTTGCTAATGGTAGTCTCGTCGAGTTCAAGTCTTCGGATGATCCGCAGAGCCTTCGTGGCGCTGGTCTGGATATTCTTTGGATGGACGAGGCAGCCTTCATTAGGAGTGAGGAGCCGTGGCAGGTTATGCGGCCAGCACTCTCCGATAAGCAGGGCCTCCTGATTACGACGACTACTCCGGACGGGAAAAACTGGTTTTATGAGGAGTTTTGGAATAAGGACGCGATGAAGGACCCGAATCAGGGTCGCGTCGAGTATCGCAGTATTGATAATCCGTACTTTCCGAAGCGCGAGTGGGAATACACGAAGCAGCGCTATCACCCATTATTGTTCGCGCAAGAGTATATGGCCGCTTTCGACTCGATGGCTGGCCGAGACTTGTCTGGCGAATGGTTAAAATACTACACTGAGGATGATCTTCCCCGCACGAGCGACGGAACACTACAAAAATTACGAAAGTATATTGGTGTAGACCCTGCTGTGAGTATGAGTGGGCGTGGTGACCGCTTCGTTATTAGCGTTGTGGGTGTTTCAGAGTCGAATCAGGTGTTTCTTTTGGAGCAATATGCGGCGAAGATTCCGTTTGTGGAGCAGTTGGAGAAGATTCAAGAGTTTCATATTAAGCATCGTCCCGAAATTATCGGTATTGAGTCGAATGCTTACCAGGCCGCTCTTGTGCAGCAGGCCGAAAGGCTTCCTTCTATGCCTCCAATCGTCCCAATCTTCGCTAAAGGTAAGAAGTTTGAGCGTATTATGGCTATGAGTCCGCTTTTTCGCATCGGAAAGGTCCTGATTAAGGCGGAGCATAAGGATTTTATTGACGAGTGGATCAATTATGATGCTAGTGTGACGAATCCGAAGGATGACTGCTTGGACTCGGTTGAAATTGCGCTTAGAACGGCTGGTGCGCTCCTCGGAGAGGCTAGTTTTGACGAAAAAGACGATAATCCGGGCGGCTTGCCGGACTGGGTTGTTAATGACCGGCCTTCTGTGAAGAAGGAAGACTATTATGTTGACGAGTTTATGGGGAGTATATGGTGAATATTACGAAAGGTAAGACGGTTGAGGGTTGTGGCGACGCTATCACGGGAGAACGCATCCATAAGGGTGAGGATGTAGTATTTACTGGCTTTAAGAATAAGTCTACGAACTGGATGAAGAAGGGTCGTTACCGGGTTATTAAGGAGGAGACCATTGTTGAACTGGCTAAGGCGGCGGGACTTAAACTCTGCGGAGACAACTGCGATTGTAAGTCTGATGAGCGAGTTTCTGAGCCTGCACCGCGAGTGGAGCGAGCGGATGCTAGCCCTGGAGGAGGAACGGTTAAGGCTGGAAAGGCTAAGACTGGAGGGCGCAAAGCCTATCGAAGTCCCGTCGGGGACTCTGCGAGTGACTGAGGACGAGCAGGACGCTGATTGGGCTCTGAGTCAGGGCATTATTACTCCTCACGAGTATAAGGATCTTCTTGAGAGCGCTGGTTTGGCGCCGACTGATTTGCAATTTAATTAGGGGGTGAGTGGTGGCAGAGGTAACTTCTGATACGTATTCTGATGAGAACATTAAGGGGTTTGCCCCTGCCGATAAACTGGTGAAGAAGGTTGATGATCTTCGTGCTCAGCGTGAGATGATGGAGCGCCAGTGGAAGATTAATCTTGCCTTTTATAAGGGTAAGCAGTATGTGTTTTATAATCGTAAGTCGCGTCGTATTGAGTCGCTTCCTACGGATGATGGGGATAAGCCGCGTTATCGGGTGCGTTTGGTTTCGAATCAGATTGCTCCGAATACGCAGAGTCTTCTTGCGCGTTTGGTGAAGTCTAAGCCGCAGTTTTATGGTACGCCTGGTCAGGGCTCGTTTGAGGCTCAGAAGGCTGCTGAGGTTGCGGAGAATCTGCTGGATTATTGGTGGGACTCGTTTCATTTGACGGAGAAGCGTGAGGAGGCGATGATCTGGTCGATTATTTGTGGGAATGGTTTTTGGAAGATTACGTGGGATGATAAGGCTGGTAAGGGGATGCGTGTGATGATGGATCCTGAGGGTCAGCCTATTGTGGATCCGCTTGTGAAGCATTTCTTTGCGAAGTTTCTTGACGAGTCTGGCGCTGATTCTAAAGCGTTTGAGAAGCAGGTCTATCAGGGCGAGATTAAGGTGGATGTTATGTCGCCGTTTGATGTGCTTCTTGATGATTCTGCTCAGGTGTTTGAGGATTGTAAGTATGCGTTTTGTGTGCATCCTATGGATCCGAAGGAGATTCAGGATCGTTATGGTGCTCGTTTGAAGCCTAATGCGATTAATCGGTATCCGGATGAGACGCTTCCTGGTCCTTTTGCGTCGTTTGAGGCGAAGACGAAGGAGAATGTGCGCGAGGTGTTTTACGGGTATTTTCTTCCTGGTCCGAAGTATCCTGAGGGTCGTTTTGTGGTGTTTACGAAGAGTCCGGATATTATTTTGTATGATGCTCCGTGGCCTTATCCGTTTGAGGAGTTGCCTTTGGTGAAGTTTCCGGGTATTCGTGTTCCGGGCCAGTTGTGGGATCAGAGTATTGTTGAGCAGGCGATTCCGTTGCAGAAGGAACTTAATCGTACGTTGTCGCAGATGATTGAGTATAAGAATCTTACGTTGAAGCCGCAGATGCTGGCTCCGGTGGGTTCGCTTCGTCAGCGTATTACGGATGAGCCTGGAGCGATTTTTGAGTATAATCCTGTTGCTGGTCAGGTTCCGCAGAGCATTCCGATTCCGGGTCTTCCTGGCTATGTGTTCGATCATTTGCAGGATCTTGGTCAGCGTTTGCGTGATATTTTCGGGTTGAATGAGATTATTCAGGGTGATGTGCCTCCGAATGTTGAGGCTGGTGTGGCGATTGATCTTCTGCAGGAGGCCGCGGTGGATCGTTTGGCTCCGCAGATTCTGCTTATGGAGAAGAGTATTGAGCGGGCTGGTAATCAGATGCTTCAGTTGGCTCAGAAGTATTATAATGAGCCTCGTATGCTGATTCTTAATGGTTCTGGTTCTAAGCCGAAGGTGGAGCGTTTCCAGGGCGCGGATATGATTGCTGGTGTGCAGGTGAAGGTTGAGGCTGGTTCTGGTCTTCCTCGTACTCGTGCTGGTCGTCAGGCTCGTGTGATGCAGATGTTGCAGATGGGTATTCTGAGTCCTGCGAAGGCGTATAAGTATCTTGATATGGCTGATTTTAAGACGCTTCAGATGGAGTTTGAGGCTGATGAGGAGCAGGCCCTTCGGGAGCATGATAAGTTGATTGATGGTGGGATTATTAATGAGCCTGCCGCTCAGCAGGCGGAGATGCAGATTATGGAGATGATGCTTAATCCGCAGATGGATCCGAATACGGGCGAGCCGATGCCGTTTGATCCTTCGATGCTTGAGGGCTTGTCTGAGGCTGGTTTGCAGCCGTTGCCGTTTGAGAATAAGGCTGTGCATTTGAATGTTCATTCTGCGTATATGAAGAGTGCGGAGTTCGAGTCGATGCCTATGGAGGCTCGTGCGCGGTTTTATAAGCATTACGAGTTGACGATGATGGCGCAGCAGGAGGAGGCTGGTCCTGAGGGTCAGGCGCCGCGTGTGTCGCTGCAACTTCGTGGTACGGTTGGTCCGACGGCTGGTTCTAAGATTATTAATTCGACTGGGATTAAGAGTGTTACTCCTGAGGAGTTGTTGGAGCCGCCGCTTGAGACGGTTGTTATTGATAATCTTGATAAGCCGAATGCTGAGGGCGAGCAGGGTCAGCAGGATCAGCAGGGTATTGCTGCGATGCGGGATATGCAGGAGAGTGAGATGAAGTTCCAGCAGAAGATGCGTCAGCAGATGGAAGAGGAGGCCGCGAGGATTAATGTCTAGTCGTGTTGAGTGGACGGATGAGGATCGTGCGGCTGCGTACGTGATTTGGATTGCGAATGAGAAGAATACTCGTCGCACTTCTCGGGATACGGGCGTTCCGCATGGTACGCTGCGTCATTGGGTTCGTGATTGGAATGAGACTGGTCCTCCTGAGAATGTGATGGATCATGTGGACGCGAAGGCTTACGAGTTTGTGTCTCATGCTAATCGTGTTCGTGAGAGTGCGATGAATAAGTTGGAAGAGTTGATTCCTCAGGCTGAGGTGAAGCAGTTGTCAGCAATTGCTACGGTGGTTGGGATTATGGATGATAAGATTCGTCTTGCGTCTGGTCTGGCTACGAAGCGAACTGAGACTGTTCATACTTTGCCTTCGAGGGAGGAGTTGGCGGAACTGATGAGTGGTTTCGCTGAGGGCCTTGTTTTGGCCGCGCAAGATCGCTCGGCGGAGATTATTGATGCCGAGGTTGAAGAGCAACCAGAATACGCTGGACTCTTAAACGAAAGGATTGGTTAGATGAGTGAGGTTGATTTGCAGGCCGCTGAGGCGGCTTTGTCGGCGGAACTTCCTGATGAGGATGTTGGGACGGTTGCTGTCGAGGATCATTCGGGAGTTGAGGATAATCCGGTAGAGCCGGAATCCTTTACGGGGTTTGATCCGAATACACTTCCTGAGGATATGCAACAGGTGTATAAGTCTATGCAGGCTGATTACACTCGTAAGACTCAGGAGATTGCGGATGTTCGTCGTCAGTACGAGGCGTTATCCGAAGTTGGTGTTGATCCGGATGAGGCTACTGGTATTCTCAATCTGTGGAAGGCTATGGATTCGGACCCTCAGGTTGCTGCTGAGTTTGCGTCCGCTATTCAGAATCGTCTGCAGGAAGTTGGGTATGCTAATCAGACGCCTGAGGTTCCGGTTGAGGCGCCTGTTGTTGATAATTCTAGTTACGAGGGGCTTCCGCCTGCTCTTGCTAAGGAACTTGAGGAGATGCGGTCTTTTAGGCAGCAGATGCTTGAGTCGCAGCAGCAGCAGGAGATTCTTGGTCAGTTGGAGGCGGCTGAGCAGACTATTCGTACTACTAATCCTCATTATTCTGATGATGATATTGGTGCGATTTATGATCTGGCTCATGCTACTGATGGTGATCTTATGGCGGCTCAGGAGCGGTATCATGCTATTCAGCAGCGTATGCTTGGCTCTTATTTGGAGTCTAAGCAGGTGCCGCATGGCGCGACTCCGGCTCCTGGCGGGCCGTCTAGTGTTCCTGGTAGGTCTTTCGAGTCTCTTGATGATGCTCATAAGGCTGCGATGGAGGCTATTCGTAACATTTCCTAATTGGAGGTGTATTAATGGCTGCTAGTCTTAATACGCTTAGCGAGATTCTCAAGGAGTATTACCTTGGGCCTGTCGCTGAGCAGTTAAACAATGAGGTTCTTCTGCTGTCTCGTCTTGAGACGAAGTCGGAGGACCTGGTAGGTAAGCGGGCTTATGTTCCGCTTCATTATGGTCGTTCTACGGGTATCGGTGCGCGTGGCGAGGCTCAGGCTCTTCCGGCTGCTGGTTCGCAGGCGTACGATAAGGCCGTGTACGATCTGAAGTACCTGTATGGTCGTGTTGAGGTTACGGGTCCGTCGATGGCGAAGACTAAGAATGAGGCTGGGGCGTTCCTTCAGGCTCTGAAGTCGGAACTTGACGGTATTCGGAATGACCTTAAGAAGGATCTGGCTCGTCAGATTTATGGTGATGGTACTGGTACTATCGCTACTGCCG